CAATCGGTAGTAGTAACGTCACACTTTGACAGCCATTCGACTGACATGATGCGTTTCTTCTTTCCGGTTATCTCGGTCATCCTTACCTGCTGGTTTTCAAGTACCGCTTTAGCGGACTCAACGTCACCAACATTATCAACGTTTGTCTGAGGGTCTGTCCAATGCTTGTCTAACATACCCTGGTACATGGCTAAAAAGCCGCAATCAATACTTCCTATTTGGCTCATTTTGATTTAAATTTTTCGTAAGACTCCGTTATCGCTATACGATCTTCGGGGGTCTTTGCGGCCTTTAAACGAGCGAAATATTCATCGTCGTTTGTCGGTGCTTTTACCGGAGGCTTGCCTGGTTCACTATGATTGCCTGTTGATGAGCGCGGCTCTGCTACTTCAAAATCAAAGAATCCTGAAGCAGTCTCACGGGCGTAGTCCTCAAATGTGACCTTATGTCCGTGACTGTCTTTAACAGGCTCTCCGTCTTTCAACAGAATAATGTCGCCGTCAATTTCCTCGTAGTCGAACGTGCGGAACTCATCAATGTACTTTTCCTTCCATCTCTGGGCTTTCTTTGCATCAGACGGCAGGATAGGGCGCAACCTTTCAAGTTCTTCAATGGCCCGGCGTTCGATCTTTGACATGATAGTCTTTTTCTGAAACTCTTTTTCCTTTTCAGCGATCTTATCGGCCAGTTCTTTGTCTTTGGCTTTCAGTTGCTTTTCCCATTCGTGCTGTTGACGCAAAAAGTCAGGATGTTTGGTAATGTCATCTTTCGTTCCTTGTGCCTCGGTGATTTTCTCTGTAAGAATAAAATCAACAAGCTCAACCCCTTCAAGATCAGATTCAACACCATACTTATCTTTTACCGCTTTCTCAATCTTAGATGCGCCTTCTTTCACGCCCCTCTTAAATTGGTCAGAACCGACACCTCCGAGTTTTTTTACTCTTTCAGAATCGGCTTTTTCAGCAATAGATAAATCAGTTAAATCTCCGGCGTCGTTATAAAGGCTTGCCAGTTCCTCAGTGCCGATTTTTAAGGTTTTCGACAAAAAACCCTCAAGAATTTTCTTTTCAGAATCTGTCATTTCTTATTTGGTTTGATAACTTTTTTCTCAGGCTCCAGTATCTTCGGTGCTTTTGCAATGATAGGTTTCACTTCACGGACGTTGTACTTCTTATGCCTGCCGTTTTTGACAAGCTCATTATAAACGTCATCACTGACAAACTGCACCTTGCCGGTTTTCTTTGAGGTTAGTTCTTTCATTTCTTTGCTTTCTTAACCGTGCGCTTTGGCTTAACAACTGTTTCAACAATCATAGGATCAGCCGGAGGAGGAGTGTCGAGTGTATTCGCAAGCGATGTCTTTTCAAGGTTAACCTCTGCCATCGGGTCACCCTGCAATTCCGCAGGCATCTCAGGAGCCTTGACTTCCGGTTCTTTGATCGCCGGTTTAATCATTACGGGTTTGATTGTCGGCCTCAACAGCGGCTTTTCAAGTTCAGCCGGGCGAGCTCTCTTCAGGTCTTCTTCTGAAATTGCATTAAAAAAACGGGATGCAATTTTATAAGCGGCTTTGCTTAACTTCTTAGTCTTGCCGTTGATGATTGCTTTTACAAGTTCTTCTTTTGCCATAGAATTTGTTTTGTCAAAGGTAAAAATTTATTTCGTTATAAACAATACATTTATTTTACAATGATTTTCGTCATATTGTGATATGATTTTTGTCAGGATTATAATTCAGGACAAATAAAAAAGCCCGGATTTCTCCGAGCTTAATTTAACTCACCCAACCGGACCTCACCCATCCTTGCCTCACCATACCTTACCATTCCGGACCTTTCCCCACCGCTACTGCCTCAACATACCAGGGCCTACCTTGCCCAACCGGACCTTTGCTTACCAAGCCTCAACTGCCAAACCTCACCGTGCCATGCCCAGACTTACCGTACCAGAACCCACCTTGCCGCACCGTGCCTCGCCTCTCCTGCCATGCCTCACCGCACCTCACCCAACCGTACCGCATCTGACCACACCGCACCTTTGCTTACCAAGCCTCAACTGCCAAACCAGACGTAACCTTACCACAACTCTTCATTCCCGTCCAAAACATACCTTATCTGCCTCAGTCAATCGCTTCAATAGCTTGATTGACGTATTCGAGAACCTTGTCGAATTGCTTGTAAAGTTTCAATTTGTTCTTCAGCGCATTCAACTGCTGAATAATCCCGGCCTTAATGTATTCAATGTTATCAGAAGTAAAGGTATCAATGCTTTGATATCCCTCCTTCCGACTTGTCACTTCATACACATCAATCTCACGGGCCTCGCCGTCAGAAATAACCGTAACCTGGATGTTATTCAAAAGTATTCGAGCCTGTTGGATTCTCCACAATTGCCCCGCCTTTGCGTCATCCCACTCAAAGAATTTATGAAGAACAGAACCCTCGTCCTCCGCCGCCTGAACAATAAGTTCGGGAGTTATAGACCCGTAAAGAGATTGGATGCGATTCAGTTCGTTTACGGCATCTTCAGGATTGATCCCTTTTGCCAGTCCTTTTAATTTCCAGTTGTAGTTCATTACTTTTCCTCCGCTAATTTGAAACGACCATAATTGAACTTTGTTTTTTCGGGCCGCATCTCGCCAATACCGCACCCATAACCAGCAGCCTTGACAAGTTGGTAAATCTGATCCAAACTAACAACCCCGGAGTTAAACTCCACAGTGAGAATAGCAGACCATTCAGGATATTCCGGCCTGTAACGTATGTCAGCAGAACCCATACCAACCCGTACCATGTCGGTACGCATACGACAGTCACCGTAAATTCTGACAAGTTGTGTTTCTTCGCAGTCCGCCTTAATAAAGAATGATGTTTGTGTGTCTTTCATGACCATACCGATCATCTTTGCGCCCCGGATCATTGCGGCCTTGAAGCCTGCGGCGGGGAAACCATCCCATCCTTCGGGCGATTTGTGCTTTGCCTGTTCAAAGTCATCTTCAGGCACACGAATATCGTGCTTCTTGTTCTTAGCCTTACCGGCCTGCTTGTCGGAGATTTCACGCATTGCTTTCGCGCTCCACGCATGAATAATAAGCGGAGAAATACCGACGATAGGAATTTTTACCTCCCGAATATTAAATTCGAGAACTTCAACAGATTTTGAATTTTTCATAATGATTTGTTTTGCAAAAGAGCCTTTTCAGCACAAAGGCAAGTCCGCGACGCAGCGGCTTCGTGCTTACTCAGGCTCAATGTCTTTGATTTTTGCGTCATCTTAGAGTCACTTGCTGACCTCAAAGATAAACTATTTTTTTAATATGCAATACCTTTACTGATTATTTTGTGCCTTAATCATTCTTTCAGCAATAGAATCTACCAGCCACGAAATCCAATGACGGCAACGATAGCCGCCCCGGTCAGTCAGGGGATCATAACCCGGATACGACAAATAACTCGGCACTTCGTCCTGATTTTTCTGCTTAATCTTGTAGCCTTCAGGATAAACGCCCTGCGACGGGGTCCAGGTTCTCCACTTTTCGGCATCTTCACGTTTGAACACTTTGTTATTATGAGCAACGCAGAAGTCACGGCTGTCTTTAACCAACCCTCCCTGATAGATAAAATACTTCATCCCGGTTTCGTCTGCCATAGCAGTTGAGTAGGCACTGGCATACTGATGATAAACGTCGTGAGCATAGCGGTTAAACTGCCGTTCAATACCCCCTATTTTGCCTTCGTCACCGTTAATTATTGTGTTCAGACCTTTGATGTAGTCTTTCATTGGTATCTGAGCAGTCACCGCCTGAGCAGTCATTTGCTTTACTTCCAAAAGTAAGGCTTCATTCTTTATTAAAGTGTCAAAGAATCCGCCTGAGACAATCGATCCGCCGTCCAGTCCTAACCTCAGTCCCATCTTCTTAGAGACACTTGCTGCAACGGCCTTAAAAGTAGCAGGCGTTTCAAGTCCCATCATGACCTGAAAATAGTTAATCGTCCTATTATTTATCCCTGATAACGTGCCTCCTACTTCTTCAACAAATGCAACTCTCTGTCCGTTCTGAAAGTCATTATAGACTTTATCCAGTGACGAAAGTATCCGGAAGTTTTTGAGGGTGCTTCTGATTCGCCCGTTGCTCATATCCAACTGAGGGATGATTTCAGCGGTAATCTTCGACAGTAGCATTCCCTGCATCTTCCGCAAACGAACATTAAGAG